GCCGCTTCGAGTGTGGCTTCCACTAGCAATGTTACAATCGCGCCAACGACTATCCAAGCACAGGCGGCTGCGGCCTATGCTAGAATCAGCACTCGCCCGGTGCAGAATCCTATTTCGGCCAGTAATTATGTGGCCGAACCTCAAGCGACCACAACAGTTCCAGCACCTCAGGCAGGATAATAATCATGACAACACTAACTACAGGACAAGTTACAGGACTCACAGCCCAAGCAGCCGCTGCCGCAAGCTATGCATCTGTTGATGCCACAGGTGCATTACTACCAGACTGGTATATCAACAGTTACGGGTCGGCGGTTTATGCCGGTGCAGACGTAGCTACCAGAGGGATAGGAATCTATGGACAAACCCCAGACAATCTGGTTCTAGTTGGACTGTTAAAATCTGCGGCACTTGGACTTATAACCGATCCTACTATGACTATTACTGTGCTGAATACTCCAGCAGTATGGACCGGTGTGTATAATATCAATAGTCTAGCTGATTATTTGGATTCTCCGGCACTACAAAATCAAGCCCAGATAGCTCTGTATGAAGGAGCTTATCAAGGTCTGATTGATTCTGGAGTAATTACCGGCAACGAACCAGCCAGATACATTGCCACCTTCCTACAACCTGCGGTCAGATACGGAGTTGATGCCGTGGTTGAATACCTACAGGGTTCAGCTGATCCTGCACTTTCGGCCGCCATAGAAATCGTTGGACGTCAAGGACAATATGCCATTGATTTTGTCAAGACCTACGGCACCCAATTGAATCTAGCACCTACACCTGCCGATTCCAATAATACTGTGATCAGAACGCAGGTTGATCAAGCTGTGACAGATGTGATCGACAATCCTAAAATACCCAATTTGGAATATGCCAATACCGCGGCTATCACCGCTGATGTGGCAGCAGCTGCTGCGGCTGCAAATTTAGTGTCCAATACCGCAAATGTTGTGGTGACTATACCGCCTAGCGCCACCGACGATGGTATTTTCCGTTTCGCACCTGGATCTGGACGAGGTTAAATACTAGACTATGCCAACATTTATCGGTTTTAATACACAAGATCAGTATAAAAAGTTTACACTGTTAGATGCAGACCTAGTCAAACGCGACCTGTTAAACGGCCTTAATATCCGTCAAGGACAACTGCCTGGACGTCCGCAATATGGCACAACGCTATGGGATAATTTATTTGAAAATCAATCAAATAATCTAGTGACTGCCATCGAAAAAGAAATACAACGAGTGGCCGGCTATGATCCACGCATACAGATAGCAGAGACTCAGGTTTTCCCACAAGAAAACGGAATATTGATACAGATACAATTGGCCATAGTTCCTAGCACTACTGCGCAACAACTGAGCATATTTTTTGATCAGCAACAGCGTCGGGCTAGTTATGTTTAACTGAGCCGTTTTTGATTTCCATAAATACAAGAACACAGGATCATTATGGCTACAACTACAAGACAAACAGCAATTTTTGGTGTCGAAGATTGGAAAAAGATCTATCAGACTTACCAGGAAGCTGACTTTCAAAGTTACGATTTTGAAACACTACGCAAGAGTTTTGTAGACTATTTGCGCCTATACTATCCAGAAACTTTTAACGACTACATTGAAAGTTCAGAATTTATTGCCTTGCTGGACGTCATGGCTTTTATGGGCCAGAGTCTGGCATTCCGCACCGACCTAAACACACGTGAAAATTACATTGATTCGGCTGAACGTCGCGACAGCGTGGTTCGTTTGGCCAACTTGGTCAGCTATACTCCCAAACGTAATATAGCAGCATCTGGCTATCTCAAAGTATTGTCAGTGTCAACTACAGAAAATGTCACAGATGTTAACGGTATTGATCTAGCAAATGTCACAGTCAACTGGGCAGATCCTACTAACTTTTCGTGGCAAGAACAGTTTACGGCCATCATAAACGCTACCTTGATTGACGCACAGCGAGTGGGCGTTCCTGGAGCTCGGGCAACAATACTTGGAGTTGATACCGCAGAATACAGTATCAATCTTGTGCCAGGTTATCTGCCTGTGGTTCCTTATACCTCCACAGTAGATGGCATCAACATGCCATTTGAGGCAGTCACATCTACCACCGTGGGACAGAGTTATGTGTATGAGCCGCCTCCTAAACCCAATGGCATATTCAATATCCTATTCCGCAATGATCAATTAGGATTTGCCAGCGCCAACACCGGATACTTTTTCCTGTTCAAGCAGGGCGTGTTACAGAACCAAGATTTTAATCTGGCTGACCGAGTCAGTAATCGCACGGTAGACATCAACATCGAAGGAGTTAATAATACCGATGTGTGGTTGTATCAGTTAGACAATGTTGGCAGTATTGCCACTGAATGGATAGATGTGCCAAGCGTATACGGTGCAGCCGCAGAACAAACCGCACCTGGCAGTCGTCCACTTTTTAGTGTCTCTAGCAGGACCAATGATCAAATAACTTTGAATTTTGGCGATGGTGTGTTCAGTGACATTCCTGTCGGAACTTTCCGCAACTATGTCCGCGCATCAAATGGACTACAATATATCATTAATCCACAAGAGATGCAGAGTGTATCCATTCCTATCAGTTATGTGAGTCGCTCTGGACAATTAGAAACCATAACATTTACCTGCGGCATCACCACACCTGTGTCAAATGCACAACCACGTGAAACTTTAAATCAGATCAAGGCCAATGCTCCTGCCAGATACTACACACAAAATCGCATGGTCAATGGCGAAGATTATAATAATTTCCCACACACAGCCTACAACTCAATACTAAAAAGCAAGGCATTAAATCGTGCATCAATTGGAGTCAGTCGATATCTTGACCTAGTAGACAACACTGGAAAATATTCCAGCACAAATATTTTCAGCAGTGACGGAGCCTTGTATCAAAATTACAGTTTGCCAAGTTTCCAATTTACGACCCAGACTACTAACGAAACCAATAATGTTATCTTAAATCAGGTCCAACCGTTGTTGGGTGAAAGTCAAGCACAACAATTTTATTATGCACAATATCCTCGCGCAGACTTAACAGCATTATCTGTGACCTGGCATCTTAGTACCAGCCAAGCAGGAAGCAGCACAGGCTATTTTATGAACAGTGAAGGTTATCCTGCCAGCATCAACAATAGCACCAGCAGTAATACTCGTTATATCACAGTGGGCAGTTTAGTAAAATTTGCCGCTCCGTCTGGCTACTATTTTGACGCCAACGATCGTTTACAAGTTGGCACGCCGACCTTGGCCAATGAAAAACTCACCATCTGGTCCAGTCCTTTAGAAATATATGTTGATGGCACCAACCAAGGTCTGGGCAATTTCCCCAGCGGTGTCGGCCCAGTGGTCATAAACGGCTATGTGCCTACTGGTGCTATAGCCACACAGGTCATACCTATTTTTGTCAAGGAATTACCGTCAGGCCTGCAAACCAGCATGGCTGAACAGATCAGTTTAAAAAGAAATTTTGGTCTAGGATATGATAGTCTGGGCACTGTTACAGGAACGTCGGGCACATGGTATCTGATAACCACTACCAATTTGAATGTCGATGCACCGTGGAGTGAGGCCTATGCCGGCAACACATCAGGTGCCGGATTAGATGCATCCTGGTTTATTGAATTTGTGTTTAACAGTAGTTTCTATACAGTCAGTTATCGTGCTCTTGATTATTATTTTGGTAGTGTGGTCCAGACTAGATTTTTCTTCAGCAGTGATCAACTGGTCTATGACAGCAGAACTGGAACAACCATCAGCGATTTTGTTAATGTGTTAAAAACCAACAGCCGACCCACATCGTCTGCACCGTTAGGATCTGACATCATAACCAAGATAGTAGGGCAACCTATACAAACCGATGGACTGGTAGATGATTATCAAGTCTTGGTTTCTTTTGCTGACCAAAACAATGATGGCGTTCCTGACAATCCTGATTTCTTTAATGATATTGTTGGTCCTATACCCAATCCACCAACAGCTAACAGTCCCTGGGTATTCCTAAAACAAATAGTAGACTTTGACGATCTACAAAGATATGTGTTGATTGATTCCGGAATAGTCAATAGTTTATATGCCACAGAAAATGATATTTTGTTAGTCATGCAAGAGTATGTTGCCGGTCAAGTATTCTATGCCTACACAGACACAGTGTTCTACATATTGATCGTAGATCCTACAACCGGAGCACGATCACTGCAAGTGTCTACAGATTATATCGCCCAGGCTGGCCGCCAGGATTTGTTTTTCCAATATAGACACAATAGTCCTTTAAGCAACAGAATTGATCCAGGCACGACCAACATCATTGATGTGTATTTGGTGACCAACGAATATTATATCGCTTATACTAACTATATCCAAGACACTACCGACACTGTAACAGAACCAGCGGTGCCCACGATCGACGAATTGACCACAGCTTATGCCGGATTACAAAATTATAAAATGTTGTCAGATACATTGATCATGAACAGTGTGCAATTCCAACCTTTGTTTGGCGCCAAGGCCTTGCCAGAACTACAGGCCACG